GTGCTGATGACCAAACCCAGCACGGCCACTGCTACGCCGGCGATGCCGATCCAGTTAACCTGGGACAACCAGCCGACCAGGCCAGCAGCACCGCCGGCGAGCATCCCCTTGTTGGCCACTGAAACACCCACCACCTCTACGATGCTCTCAGGCGTCGGGTTGGCCATGCTTGGACTCCTACTTGAGGCTGCCATGGTGGGCCTCCAGAAACGAAAAAGCCCCGCACGAAGGCGAGGCTCAAGGGTGAAATGATGGGCACAAAAAAGCCCGACTCAATGGCCGGGCTTGTCTGGAGCGGTAAAACCGCAATATGGCGTCAATGTGCCAGTTCCGTGTTAACACGTCAACTATTTTGACCTATTTCGGCGGCAGCTCGTACGATAGCGCGGCGAACTTCTGCGGTAGGGTCATCAAGCACCAACTGTTCGACTGTACACAGCCTGCCCTGTTCATCCATGTAGTTCACGCGCACACCTGTTGGGCCGAAGAATTCAATGTCGAGTCGAAGCGCCACAGCCAGGCACAGCGCATCGCCGTCATGCTCCAGGGCGTTCCAGTAGTGGCCGACCTTTCCTCCAACCCAAAAAGCGCAGAGATAATCATCGGGCATGCTCGACAGGCACCGATACTCCCCCAACTCAAACCCGCACGCCTTGGCTGCCAGCTCAAGCAGTTCTTTATCCGTCATCCCGGGATCCTCAGCTCGCCATTCGCCTTGATGTCCGCCAGCACATAGCTGGCGTGCTCAGCATCTACCGCATAGAAATAGGCGGAGTATGTGCCATCAGGGGTCTTGTACTCGACAGAGAAAAGCTTCCACCGAACCCCAGCCACAAGGACCTGCTTTTCAAGCGTGAGTAGTTCGCGATCGGTCATGACTTAACCCTGACCCTGAATTCGAAACTATTGAGTGAGTCGTCAAGTACCACATTGAATCCCATCACCTCAGTCTTTCGCCGATCCAGGCCGGGATCGGACATTAGCGGCATGAGCGCTTCAACTTCACACTTTAAAGCAAGCAGGAAGTCGCTATTCATGTGCAGGTCATGAGTCCGATCATTGAAGTCATATGAGGTGTGCTTCTTCTCATGCAGAGCCTCTCTGATTTGATCCAGGTATTTCATGCTGCCTCCCTCATGTCCAGGCACGCCTGGACGTAGTTGTTCCCGGCGATCAGTAGCTCTCTGACCTTAAGCCGCGGGAAGCCGAGCAAAGTGCCAACCTGCTGCATTGTTCTGTCAGTGCAGTAATACACTCTAAGGCAGTCAGCAGTCTGCGGGTAGCGCCTCCAGAGCGATGCAACCGCACGATCCACAGCCATGGCCTCATCGTCCGTTATCGCCGCCGGCAGCCTCGCTGTAGGCTGCTCAACGTTATCTCGCATGATGGCGTAGATCTGCGACACACCGTAACCAGGCACGCCAGCACCTTGCCAAACCCATCTGCCCCACTGCGTGAGAAGCTCTTCGGCGTCATAGAACATGATGAATTCCTCCGGATGCGTAGTTTTGCGTAGCCTTCAGCTCTCTGGCCTTTGCTCTGTACTCGGCAGTGATCGCCTTCAGTTGCTCGATGGTGTATTTCTTCGGTAAGTGGGGGCCTTCCAGCCACTCCACCTGGTCGGCACCGATCCGCCGCACCAGCTCAATGCGGTAGTTCACGATGTCGCCGGACTTGTGGTTGTTGCATGGCGCGCACTGCTTCCAGACATTGAGCGGCTCGAAGCGAAGCTCGGGGTTTGCTCCTACGGTGCGGTAGTGCCCGGCGTGGTACTGACCCTGGTGGTGGCGACCGCAGCTCACGCAAGGCAGCGCGGCGTCGCGCAGGCGGATCCACTCGTTGAACGCCTGCTGTGCCTCGCGCATGTGGTCGGCCCTGGACTTGACGCGCTGCCTAGCTGCCCGGATCTCCCGGCGCTCGCGCTGGTCGATAGCCTTGCGCGCCCTCTCCTGGTTCTTTGGCGCGTCGAGGATGGCGCAGGCCGGACTGCATACGGCTTGACCCAGGCGCGCAGGGACGAATGAGGCCCTGCACGTATCGACGCGGCATTTCTTCGGCTTGGGCGGTTTCCGCTCAATCGTCATGCGGCCTCCTGGCTCAGCAGGTCACTGAAAACCACGCCATGGCCGGTGAAGTACGCAGCCATGCGATCGGTGTACTGGATGCCCTGGGCGCGATTGAACAGGCTGGTCACCGGGAAGCCATCCGGGCCAAACAGCTTGCAGCCGCCCATCATGGAAAGCTTCGTCTCGTAGGGAAGATGGCGCATGACCCGGTACCACTCAGCCTGAAACCCGGCATCCTCATTCAGCAGGATCTGCACACCGAAGTGCAGCTTGCAGTACCGGCGCGCGTCGCCTGCATCGCCGATCTGGGTCATTTCGGAAATGCGCTTGTACATGGCGAACCACAGGGCGTTCTGGTCCAGCGTGCGGTCCTTCCCCGGGCGCAGGGAGACAACCACGAACTTCTTCTCCCGGTACATGGTTGTCAGGCAAGTGATGGCCTCGGAGAGCTTGGCCTGGCAGTTGACGGAGATCTTGTCAGTCATAGGCACCCCGCGAAGTCTTCGAGCAAGCCTTGATTGTCCTCGGCCAGCTTGTCGCGCTCCTTGCGCAGCGCCTCGTTCTCGGCCTTGAGCTGACCAGCACCACGCTGCACAGTCTCCATCTGGCTGCGCAGCGAACTGTTCTCCGCACTGACGTGGTTGAACTGGGTGGCGATGTGCTCTTCCAGCGACACCTGGTCACGCTGCCAATCGGCCTCGTCGTGGAAGTAGCCAAAGCGCTCGCAGAGGCTGCGGTGGAAGTTTTTGAAGCCGGCTTTGAGCTGGTCGCGTTCGTGTTTCAGCTCCTCATGCTCGAGGTTGAAGTCGCGAGCCTGTGAGATCTCACCTTCAAGATCGGTGCGAAGGCGCTCGTTCTCCGCCTGCAGAGAAATTTCAAGCAGCCTCAGTTGATTCGAAAGCATCTCGATCGCATGCATCTGCGCCTCTGTGGAGATACTCAGCACCACGCCTGCTTTGGCAGCAGCGCGAACCATCTGGTCAAGCGTTTGGGTCATTGGAAGATTCACGCCAGTAGCGGCGAATACGGCCTCGCTGACGTAATTGCGCAGGCGCATAGCCTGCTCTTCGATATTTTCACGGCGCATGCTCATGTCCGTTTCTCCGTGTCCTTCCTGCCGAACTTGGCCAGCAGTTGCGCCCGTGCGGCGGCGCCAGTGGTTGGGACGCCCTGAGTGGCCAGCAGTCGTGCTTGGCGCTGGCTGGCGAACTCTTCGGCCAGTTCCAGTTCGCTTTTCTGGCTGTCGTGCCCGATGCCAGCGGCGATCCTCCCGTCCAGTGGCTGGTTGGTCTGTGCGCGGCGCAGGATCACTTCGTAACTGCGGTCGAATCTGGCTCGCAGGCCCTTGTCTTCCTGCTTTGCCGCTCGCAGGTCGAACAGGCCGGTGGCTTCCGCCGCGAGCTTCACCGCTTCGTGGCTGTAGGTGCCCATCAGCGCCTCAAGCCAGGCATCGGCCGGCGCAGGCATGCCGAAATCTTCCGGGCTGGGCACGCACATGGCGATGAACTCACCAACGCTCGGCGCGAAAGGCTTCTTGAGCTTCCGGCACTTCTGGATACCGAACTCGATTTGTTCCAGGGAGCGAATACCGGCGTCGGCGAACTCCTTGATCCATTCGGCCTTGGCAGAGTCCAGTGCTTCGGTGGACGGCCACGCTTGACGCCATGCCGGGAAGATTCCACGCAGGCGACGGAACAGGTCATTCACCACCTCAGCCGTCTGTGGAGTCACTTGTAGCGGCTGGACGTGGCTTGCAGGCGGCAGGTTGCCCATGGTCGCCATGAGTTGGTTGGCGGGCTTCATGGGCTCACCACAAGGCCTTCGGCCCAGGCATTGCTATCGAAGTCCGGCTCAGCCGTTGTCCGCCGGCCAGGGAAGTGGTGGACATTGCTGGCCGTGGCCGTGTCTCGCTTCACCCACTTGACCAGCAGGCTGACCCAGGACGCCTGCGTCTCGATGCGGCCAGATGCCGAGTAGTGACAGACGAACGCCGCGGTAGCCTCGTCGGTGAACACCGAGACGGGAATAGCCATGCGCAAGGCGTAGGCCTTCAGCAGCTTTTGGTCAGGCACCCATTCCAGAGTCATTTCCGACGGGGCCTTTGGGTCGGCGGAATTTTCCTGCTCCGCGCGTAGAGTGTTGTGTTGATCTTCTCCTATTCCCTTCCCTTCCCTTCCGGGGTCTACCGGTCGACGATCAGTCGACGACTCCTCGGCGAATTGTCGGCGACCGCTCTCCGACTGGTCGTCGAATTCTGATGGCGGAGCTGGGTATTTGAAGTTCTTTTTCTCAATCTTCTGGTGCTTCCAGCCGCGGACATGCAGATAGTTTTTGCCATCTACCCAGTAGCTCAAGGTCAGGTTGGCGCCTTCCAGCTCACCCAGCAGGCTACTGACCTCATCGACGGTGATGTCGTCTCCAGGGAAGACCAGAGCCTTGATGGTCCTGGGTGACAGCGGGTGATTCCCGCCGTCATCGCAGAAATTCCAGATTCCGATGAACAACAGCCTGGCCAGCGGACGGCAGGACATGACCTGCTCGCTCGACCAGAACTCGGGCTTGACGGTACGAATGCGAGCCATCACGCGGCCCCCTTGGTCTTGGTAGGCTGGCAGGCCTCGAGAGCTCGCAGCGCGGTGTGGTGGCGGCGAAGGGCGTTGTATTCGGCCTTCTTGGCGGCATGAACGCGCTGGAACTGGGCCTCGGTGAAGTTCATCACGGGCAGGAAGGCTTCGTTGTAGGGGTCGAACCTCCCCTCAGGGCGGCCATAGGCCTCAAAGTAGGTGTCGTACAACGAACGCAATTCAGCCTTGAGGGCCTTTTTAGTGTTCTGCGCCTGGAAGTGCTCAAGCGCGGTCGTGGCGGCCCGCTCGATAAGCTGCTGGTAGGTTGTCGGTTTCATGCCAAGTCCTCCTCTGTCGCCTTGCAGTGACAGAACCGACCGTCCCAGGTCTTCTTCATCGGGAGCTTCTGGGCCATGTACAGGTCATGCAGGCGCTTCGCGCCCTCCTTGAGGAGGATCGGCGTGTACTTGGCGAAGGTGTCCATGCCCTCGTTCGAGATAGTTGTGACTTTCTCGGTGAGGTACTTATCGCGGGCGATTGATCCAACCAGGAATTTGACGGAACGTTTCTCGTCGCGCTCCGAGTTAAAGATCCACTTCCGGGCCAGCAGCGTATTGTTGACCTGCTGGCAGTTCACGCCATTCAGTCGCTTGCAGAATTGGGTTGGAGTCATGCCAACCTGAAAGATGGATTCAAGGCTGGCGATCTTCTCGGCCTGCTGGTGGTTCTCGACGCGCAACACCTCTGTCTGCTCGATCTGGTCTGCATACAGGCGAAGCGCTTCAGCGTAGGACGGAAGTGCGACCTTTTGGGAAAGCTGCTCCTCAAGCGCTGTCATGTGGTCGAAAACGGCTGCCTGAAGGTCGTAGCTATACGACATCGCCATCAGACACGACTCGCGCTTCGGGAATCGGTAGCACTTCTGTTTTCGGT